AGAGGTACTGGGATTGGTACGTCATACCATCCTGCACCAGATGATGTAGGTACTCTATATGTTGTTCCATTAATAGTCCAGTCATAATAATAGCCAGAGTCGGAACCTATTTTCACTCTGAGACTATTATTTACAGTAATCTCTTGAGTAGTTATAGTTTTTGTTCCAGCAGAATTATCTAGTTGTGCATAATTAGATAAATTACCATTAAACATATTGCCAGGGTTTGTTGGACCTCCCGAGCTAGGAGTCCAAGTAACTCCTGTATTGGGAGCTGGTAAAGCAAACTCTTTTGGATTCCAGTTCCCAGCGTCATCAAACGACCCAAACGCTGCTGGGGTCAAGGCTAATCCGTCAATCATATAGGTATCTGCTAAATACCCATCCATATAACTACTACCATCAGAACCTAGATAGAGTGTATCTCCTTGGAATATCTGTAGCTCACTATATTGTGCAGGAGAGTTGTGACCTAAGCTTGATGCTTCAGTTATTTGCTTTCCATTGATCCAGAGTTTAAGTCTTTCACTAGCTGAAGAAGAGCTATTCATATCCACCGAAAAACATAGGTGGTACCATGCCGAATGGTCACGGAAGACAGGTGCCCAGTCATGAAAATTATTACTACTACTACCTTCTACACGAAAGTTACCATGAATAGTCCAATCGGAATTCATGGTCAATTGGCAAAAATCTTCTGTAAAGAATTTCCAATCCCCAGACGAACCTAACTTGAACCAAGTTGCATAAGTAAAAACCCTAGAATTACCTTGGCTTGTAGTCCGACTAAAATGAGCCGAATCATCGTTATTTAATCTGACACTTTTAGGAATTTGATAGGCACCATCAGCCGCCGCAGGTTGAGATGCACCCATACGTAGGGTGTTGCTAAGTAATCCCATTTATTTCACATCCAAAGAAACTACTGCGTGTATCTTATTCGCAGCAGCAACAATGTAGTCAATTCGATCTACAGCCGCAGCCGTAGTAGATAACGTTGGAGCCGTTCCACCTACCCATTTCCAATCAGCGTGATATGCAAGAGTCCTCGACCCAGTGCCATCCTGCGTAATGAAAATAGCTCCCGATTGTCCAGCAACTTGGTTAGAAGGCTGACCTAATGTTCTATTACCTGCCAAAGTCAAACTGAAGTTATTACCAGAGTTGAAATCAACCGCGACTGTAGAAGCATCTGTTAAAGCTGTTATTGCTCCACGTTGAGCACCTGACCATGTTTGATCGCTAGCTAAGACCGCATCACCTATTGCTGTTTTGCCATCTAGAAGGTTTAACTCAGCCGCCGTTGTTGTAACTGCTGTTCCTCCTATCTTCAATTTATCCTTGACGATATTTATAGTCGCTCCACCTGCTGTTAAAAGTTCATCGGCCGAGGCGTCCCAAAGAATATAAGCAGAAGCAGTTGCTCCAAATAGCTTTAGGTCTACACCCGTATCATCTACTCCTAGATTTACATCACCTGTGAAAGTTCCTCCAGCAAGAGGCATCTTTGTTGCATCAGTCGCACTGTCATCTCCCCAAACCAATGTCGTTGGTGTTGAACTGTCGCACTTAAGGATTTTGTTTGCTGCTGGTGCGGTTGCAGGTAAAGACAGGGTGTAAGAAGAAGTACTCCCCATATCAGTTGGAGCTTTTAAACCTACATATGCAGACCCGTTTGAATCTGCCTCCATCAACCTGACTTCTTTATCGTTATCAAGATTGACGTTGCCTGTTAGCGTTCCACCTGCTTTTGGTAGAGCTGCATTTGCAGTCGTTGCAGCAGCATCAGCCGCGTCTTTGGCGACTTTGACTGCCGCAGGAGTAGCTGCCTTAGTAGTCGAAGTACTAGTAGCTGAATCCTCTAACTGAAGAGCACCTTGAGCTGAAGTCGAACCAGCCGAAATTTTTGACCCTGCAATCGCTGCTGAAGCATTTATATCAGCGTTGACTATTACACCACTAGCTATTGCAAATGCACCTGCATTACTTATAGTTACATCGCCAGAAGGTGTAACAGAAGTAGCAACGTTAGAGCCGTTCCCAACTAGGATGTTCCCATCTGTTAATGCTGCTAATTGCGTATAAGCAATGGCGGCTGAAGCACTTAAATCAGCAGCAACAATACTTGCATTTCCAGAGATTAAGAAGTTACCCGTTTGATTAGGCAGAGTTAAAGTTCTGTCAGCAGTTGGATCTGTGACCGCTATTAGAGTCTCATAATCATTATTTGTTGCACCTTCAAAAGATAAAGAACCTCCATGTCCTATTTCTACTGCTCCTGTAAAAGTACCCCCTGCTTTACCCATCTTTTCAGTCTCTAATTCTTCGATGGCATCTTGACAATTAGTGGACCCAACTTGGCCGTATGGGGTGAAGGATACATTGCTAGCGGTCTGTCCACTTACAGTTGCAGAAAGATCGATCTCATTCCAGCTAGATCCTGACGCATTTGTGACTCCTAATACATAATCAGGAGGGTTAAGTGCGACGACTGGAGCTGGAGCAGAAGGTGTGCCAGCCGTTGCAACAACTACATAAACTCCGTCAATTGTTTCACTTGGAGTAGGTAGGTTTGATCCAACTACTAGACCAGCGGCACTACCTGCTGTAGTAACACTTGCCATCTTAGAAGTTGATGCGTTAAATGTACCTCCATTGACCAAACTTCCCTTCGTTAATGTAGTAATAGCCTGCCAAGCATTACCGTCCCACAGATAGGCGTCCTCGGCCACTGAGTCGAATAGTAGCTGTCCCGTAAAAGCAGCAGTTGGGAAGCCAGCCTGGGATATAGATTGAACAATACAGGTAGAAGAATTGGCCATCTTTGCGGCCGTTATTGCATCATCAGCGATGCGTGCTATTGGCAAAGTTCCAGAGGTTAATAATGCAGCTGAATGGTTGGGAAGGTCAGAGTCCGAAAGCGTGGTGCCAGCAGTCGCCAGTCCATCTCCGTCCACAGTGATCTTTGTATAAGTCCCTGCACTTACTGAGTTCGTTATGGTGAGAGAGCCATTTCCATCTACGCTCAAACCTGAACCTGGCTTTACAGCTCCTTTAGCACTGGAAGTTGCAACAGGAAGGTCAGCACTTGTTGGAGCGCGTGAAGCTGTTACCAGTCCATTTGCGTCATGCTGACAAACAGAATATGTAGAGCCTGAAGCCGAAACACTGTTATCAATTTTTATAGTTCCACTCGTTTGAGTCAGACCATTTCCATTGATAATTACGCCGCCTTTTGCTGATGTAGTTGGATCGGGGAGATCGCTACCTGCAATGACTCTTGCACTTACAGCACCTCCACCTGATGTAGGTCCAGCGAGGAACTTATTAGCTGCGTCAGTGTCATCAACCGTTGCGCTTAATGTGTAAGTCGTTCCAGAAGCAGTCGAAACAACATTAATAATTCCACTGGTAGATCCAGAAATAGTGGTCGTCCCAGCAACTAACGCATCCCAGCTAGACCCATCCCACACGTAAATTTTATTGCTCGCCGAGGTGTCAACCAGCAGTTGTCCCGTGAAATCTCCTGAGCCACTAGTGCCGCTTTGAATCTTGGCAATATCATTACCGAGCTTTGCTGCTGTTACGTTATCGTTCTTTATGGCCGCAGTGTTCACACTGTCTGTAGCCATTGAAGCTTCGACTATTGACCCACTCGCAAAGGCAACTTTGCCTGAGGGTATTGGCGTTCCACTTAACTTATTTAATCCCGCCGTACTAATCAGCTCATTGAACTTTACCTTCTTGGTTTCGGTTGCATTAACAATTGCTAGAACGTCCTCGTCATCGAGGTTAGAACCAGTGACCTCATTAAGAGCACTAATTTTTGCGTTTGCCATACCTAACTACTAATCGGTCTCAAGCAATAGGTTAGCCGAAGAGTCCTGTTCGAGTAAGAGGAAGTCAGTATTTTCCTGAAGAAGTTTGTATTCAGCCGCAGTCATCACCTTCAAATTAATCTTTCCAGTTGTTACAAAGTCAGCAGTCATTTTCACAAGTTGACCTGTATTGAAAGCAATTGCTGTATTGGTTATTAATCCTTTTACGTCATACCAAATCACATCATTAGCAATTTCAGCCCCTCCTCCACTTGGGTCATATCCATCAATTTTTAAATAAAAGTGAGCATTAAATTCGCTCCCAATATCTGATCTAAGAACTAATTGATGCAAGTACTGAGCTGATTCATATTCACCAGCTCCCACCGTGTCTCGATAATCCCAGAAAGATTCCAGCCTTCCACTTCCACTTAATATCCCATTAATACTATTTCTAAAATCATCAGATAAGGCCGTTGTATCTACAACCTCAGCAGATGTATTTAATTCATAAGAAGTAACTTGGCCAAGAATTCTATGGATCGCATTTTGGACAGTAAAGCGAACATCTAAAGACCAACCAGAAGATTGAGCAACTAGAGAAATTGCATTTGACGTTCCACCTGTAATGGCATGTGCATAGGTTGCATAGAGCCTGATACCTCCCAGTTCATCAACGTGAATAAAGAATTTTCCAGTCTTTACGCCTGTATAACCACTAATAAAAACAAGATTGCTATCAGCTCTTATTTCTAGTTCGTCACCTGTTATTAATTCACTTGTGTCTCCCTGACTTGCTAAATCAAAACCAAGTCTTTTCTTAGTTGCAACAACTTCATTGTCACTGATCGTAGTAACAATCTCACGACTGCCAAAAGTTCTTTGTAGTTCAACGCGGCCCTTCGACCCAAGATAGATAGCCATTAGTTAGAGGGTTGCTATAGGTAGAGCACCTGTAGCTTGGAACGTTATATCGGTAGAAACAATATCTCCTGTCGCAACTCCTATTTGAGCACCTGTGATATATGCAGTTAATTTCACATCTGAATAGGATGTTCCGTCAGCTAATCGAAGGGTTAAAGAAACTGTGTCTGTAGAAGCAACTCCATCTGTACCAGTCTTTACAAGTTTTCTTAAAAGTGCGCTTGCGTCATTTGATCCATCATCTTGCTTGTAATAAAGAAGACTTGCCTGACCACTAAACGTTTGAACCCCTGGGGTATAGCTTTTAACGCTTTCTGACAACGTGGTTGTATCAAGCAAATCCATGCTGGCTGAAAGGCTCCAGCTCTTGACCTTTACTTGGTCAACATCGCTTAGTTGAAGCGAACCATCTCTTCCTGTGTATGCCTTAGCCATTAGATAATCACCTCTTAGT